CATTTATAAAGAGAAGCCTCTTTGTTCACAATTGCTCTTGATATGTTAATAGAAGAAACAACCGGAATCTGCTTCAATGACTCAGGTGAATTGTGTTGCTCAAGATATTCATAAACATAATCATAAATCTTTGAATTATAAATTTGAGCCTGTTGAAATGAGCGGTATTTTCTGTCTTTGTTTTCGCTTCCAGTGATTTCATTTATTAATTGAAGCCTGACATCTTTATTCAATAAATCCATTTACTACCTTCCTTGAGTTGATATAGGTTTTCTTATTCTATCTGGTAAATCATATTCAAAATCACAAATATAGTCAGCAGTGTCGGATAAATGCGTCCTATTAGGGTCTGATTTTACTTTTGAAAAATCCTTTGGTTCTTGCATTACCTGAGTGAAATCCTTTATTAATTCTTTGCACTTAGGGTTTATTTTAACTACACCATGATAGAATAGTCCATTCATTAATAATTGTCTTTCTCTTAACCTTGGGTTTACTTGCTTATATCTAACTCTAAGTTTTTTTGATTGCAGAATAGCAACGTCTGATTGAAGTTGTTCCGTGGCAGATGATTTTCTTGCACTACCAGAGGCATCACAGGTCACCAATAATAGCCCGTTTTGATATTCCCATGGAAATCTTTTTATAACAGCCTCGGCAATTGTGTAAGTATTTGAGTCTCCTTTTAAAACCAATTCTTCGAAGAAGTGCTGTTCTGCTCGTCCATTATTAACCACTTTATGTGAAAATGTTGCACTCATATTTCCTACGTTAAAATCTAGCCCAACATGAATCATTTGACCTTTTTGATAAATAGCCTGCTCAGACACGTTTTTTTCACGGCTAAATGAGTAGTAAAAATAGTTTCCACCTATTTTAATTATCGCACCTTCTGTAAATACCTTAAGAGCTTGCTCGTCTAGCGTGGCTTTTAAGTCGTTTAAATAATGATCTGACAAATAAATGTTATCTTTTGTGCTTCCATAAACAATCTTAAAAGCATTTGGTCTTTCTTGATTCTGCTTTTCCATGTTTTCTTTGTATTCTTCTAACCAACCAAAAACATCTTCTGGAGTTCCTGCCAAAACAGACTGCAAACATTTTGCACCTTTTAACCTTACCCTTCGAGTCATTTCTTTTATTCGGTCATATTTCATTAATGAATATTCGTTGATTCCTGAATAAGCTAAATTTGGTCCTGCGATTGGTTTTTCTGCTGTAAAAATATAAAGAGGTTTCCTGTTCCATGGAAAATAATAAGCGTTTTCTTGTCTGTTGAATTTATGTTTTATCCCATTCTTTTGAAATATGTCGTCAAATGTAGGTTGAACGTCTTTTCTAAAACTAGGATAATCTGGAACAAGCAAACCACCTGCAAATCCTCTGTTTATATAGCTCAACTTAAGCATCTTGTTACATAAGACGTAAGTTTTACCAGAACCAAGACCACCTGAAAAAACAATTGTGTTTGTTAAATCATCGTCAAAGACTTCTGCTTGTGCCTTGGTTTTTTGAAATTTTATTTTAGCCATTATTTAGGCTCTGATTTAAATGGAGCGTGTCAGTCTGATTTGAACAGCTTTCTTCTGACTGGGAGCCAGACGCATTAACATCATGCTCGACACGCTTATTGGTGGAGTCGCCCAGATTCGAACTAAGAGCCAAAGTATTGCTACCCTGACTGTGCCCTTCACCGACCCCATTAACCCATTTCTGGTCTTTTCTAAAATTATCAGAGTATTTCGGAAATGTCTTGGTTTTTTTTTGCATTTTACGCCTAACCAGTTTGCTGATTGGATAAAAGTAATAATGCCTATTTGCTTTGACAATTTCGCCAGGTCCATATAAGAACTCTGCCCTGGCTTCAATGCTCCCTAGGTGTTTTGCTTTCCCAAACCTAAGAACATTAATTAAGTTTTTATATTCACCCTTTTTTGTAAGATAAAAATCATTACATTTTTCACTTCCAAGATACATGAACCCGCTACTCTGATAAACAATACCACAATCGTTTTTGCAACCTCCTGCATAAGTCCAAACAACCTTGATTTGTGGGTAATGTTTTTTTATAAATGCCATTATAAGGCTTAGCACTTTGCTTTCTGCGTTATGCCCCATCTTGTCACTTATCCATAACCTTTGCATTTCTATTATTTCATCTGGTCCAACAATTCCATCGAATAAGGCTGTTTTGCTTTCTGTGCCAGTGCTTTTCCCGAATATTGCCACACCCTGAGGTAGGTGAATGCCTTCATGGAAAATACCAAAATGAAGCTTTGCTCCCGCTGGCTTTGTTTTCATGTAGTGAAAATTAAGAACTAGATTGTTCGCCAACTCTGGCTTAATTATTTTTACAGAAAGTTTATTAACGTTGTACATATTCACCTTTATACATCCCGATCTTTAGTTCCCCAATTTTGCTAAATGGTATTATTGGTACTGTAAGTCGTGACTTAGCTTCTTGGTTTATGAAATAAACATAACGCAATTGGTAACCTGGTAGTGGCTCCCATGTTCTAAATTCTTTGGATAGTTTTTTATGATGTGCTTGTATTACGTGCATTTGCTCACCAGTTTTTGGGTTCACACGCAAAGCATCGTTCCTTCTTATATCTGTCAACACAAAGCCACTTGCTCTGTAAATTGTTCCATCTCCGCACTGACACGCATCAGCAAAACTAACAACCCATTCAATGTGTGGATAACTCTTTTTTATTATTCGCAAACAAATAGATATAGCTCGGCTTTCACTATTGCGAGGAAGTCTGTCACTAAATGCCATTCTGTTAAGTTCGATAAACCCATTCCACTTAGTGCCCTCAACCAGGCGAATTGTACCTTTTTTATTTATTGACGGTCCGAACTGTAATACGCCTTCGCACCTTCCTTGGTAAAAAACCCCGAAGTGAAGCTGACTATTAGGCACAACTTTTCCGCTATAGTGAAACAGCTTGCATAAGGTATTTGCGTCCGAAGCCTTTATTGGCTTAATTATTATATCCTTTGCACTCATTGGTTTTGTGTAATGAAAAGCTCACAAATATAAGCAATAGAATTGCCGTTTTTGTTGTCGTTAAATTCATTTTCCAGAAAGTCGTTATATTTTTCTTTAACTAAATCCATTGCCTGCTTAACTGTGTCCATTTGTGATGTGTGTAATGTAAATGTAATTTGCTCTAGTTCGCTTTTATCGCCTCCGAGGCTTGGCATTTCACCGTCCCCAATCTCTCCGAGTTCAAATTCCTCGATACCTAACATTTCTATATTGAGCTCACTTAGTTCTGCTAAGTTGTCGTATACGCTTTTTTTATCAAGTTCTGCCCACCTTGCGATTTCGTTATCCGAAATAAGAAATGCGTATTCTTGGGCTTCGGATTCAAAGTCCTGGTAGATAACTGGTAATTCTTTTATATTGTTTCGCTTTGCCATTTCAAGCCTTCCGTGACCTGCCACTAAAAATCCTGTTCTGTTTGAAACAATTAAAGGGACTCTGAAGCCTTGAAAGTCCACCAACTTCGAAAGTCTTTCTAATTGTTCTTCACTATGAACATTTGCATTCTTTGGATTCGGCACAATCTTTTCAATTGGCTCGATCTTGATTTCCTTTGCCCTGATTTCCATTTTTTGCCTTTTGTTATTATTCAACGAACTCTAATGAATCATCTTCTGGTGCCAACATAGGAGTGTCTGACCAACCACAAAGATTTTTTAATGAGAAAATCAGCATGGTTCTGTCCCCTGCTAATCCCATTTGAATTGCCTTCTGTTGCAATTTCAATTTGGTATTAGACATTTTCCTTTGCTTGTATTCACCGAATGTTGTTTGAAAATGGTCTCTTAATCTGAACTCAATGATATCCTCTGACACACCGAGTATTTCAGCACACATTACCTTTGTAGGATTGAATTGGAGGATAGCGTTAAACTTATCCCAATCGAAATCTACTATTTCTCTTCCTTGCTTTGCCATGTCTTTTCTTCCTTGATTAAGGCAGAGCTTTTGGGTTTATGTCTATGATTGAATTTAAGGAATCTCTTACTTGAGACTGTCAATTTTTTGACTCTTGAATCCTCAAGGCTCAACCTTGATTGTTTTGGCTCTACCATTTCTTGATTTGAGCAT